CGCGATTGGTGGACAGGCTGGTTTCCAGCAGGTGAACCCCGATGGCTCGACGACAGCATCGGTGGGCGGCTCTACGGTGTCTGTATCGGGCGTTGGCTACACGCAGTCGATCAACCCGATCAACATGTATTCGTTCTCGTTAGCACCGGAGGAGCACCAGCCCAGCGGCTCGTGCAACTTCTCCCGCGTGGACACCACGACCCTGGTCTTCGATTCGATCACGGGTGTTGATGGTAAGGCTCTGGTGCCCGGTTCGTTCCCGAGCAAGAACTTCCCGTACCTGTTCCGCATGTATGCCGTGAACTACAACATCTTCCGTGTCATGAGCGGCATGGGTGGTCTCGCGTACAGCAACTAGCGCCGCACATACGGAACAATCAGCAGTCCAAGGAGAAGAACCAATACCACAGTATCGAACACGCCGACGATCTTCTTGTATTTGATTGGCAGCTCATGAGTTCCGGGTGGAACACCGCCATACGGCTTCGCCCACCCGATCAGGCCGCCTAGCAGCGTAGGGCCTAGCTTGTCGTTACAATCATAGATGTAGTCATACCACGCCATCAACACATAGGCTGTCATAGCGAGAACAAACGCTAAGACTGCTTCATGTTCCCACGCCTTCGGGTGCGGCATCCAGAAGACGAAAAGCACAAAGATCGCGAACGCGATACACTTCTCGTTCAGGTAGAGAGGGGTGCCAAAGAGTCCACCGCCCATTTATACTTCCAGATCAGTTTTTGTGATCGAGGTGTTTGGTTTGCATGATCCAATGCCCTTCGTCTGCTGCATCATGATCGGTGCTGGATTGTCTGCGCCAGGACAGTTCGCATGTTCATGACCTAGAATGTGACCCATTTCATGCGAGACAACATACTGACGATATCCGTCAAGTGTTTGGCCGCTCTTCGAGGATCCGTGCATCCACCGCATGGAGTTCAGATACATGTTACGTCCTCCCACTTCTGCGCATGACAGGTCATCGGGCAGACCGCATTGCTTTGTAATTGTAGCTGGGGACGACAGCCGGATAACCACGTTAGGACGAATCTTCACCTGTTCGAACCTGTAGCCGTGTGCCTCCCACCCCCCTGGATCTGCTAAGTACACTTGAAGCAACTCTGCAAACGTCTCCTGTGAATACCGGACATCCGGATCCACTTGAGCTGTATACCTGATCAGCTTCATTGCTTCTAGGAAACGAAAAGTATGACGGCAAGACTAAGACCGGGGCACCATGCCGCTCACCAAGTGTTCCCAGTGTAAAAAGCGTACTCACCTCATCTTCAACTGCCAGTGTCCCGGAATGTTCTGTGTCAAGTGTCGCACCCCAGAGGTGCATGAATGCAAGGTGTTTGTGCCCATCAAGGTTGAGCTCGAGAAGGTTGTTGCGGATAAGATGCCTACTCGGATATGATCTCGAGGTAGCCCGTGAATGTGTTCATGAGATTCTCGATCTCCTTCCGATCCATGTTCTTGGAGTTGAGGACGGACATCACGATGCCGCCATCGCGAATCAGAACCTCAACCAGAATCTTTTTGCTCTGAGGTCCGGTGAAGTGGACTAGCCAGAGTCCGTCCGTCTTGGTGAAGTGTGCAACGTAGCCGGGGAAGCGCTCCATCGTGTCGGAAAGTGCGTTGTCAATGTTGAGTGCCATGGTAACCGCTGACTCCTGGTTGCATTCGGTAGGGTTGATCCGTTTTTTGGAAAAACGGATTCCGTTGGGGAATGTACTGTCAGACACCATGGACAAGACTCTGCCCTTCATTGACTTCGATATCATTCTGCAATCCATCGTGTCCTACGATGTGTACCCGGGCTTCAACCAGGTACTCCGCGAGACCTTTCGCGGCCGCCACGACCAAGACCTTTCCGTGCGAGAGTTTGCGACCTTTCTGGACTTGACCGTTGACAAGTTCTCCCGGGAGGCGGTGTTTGGGCGGTTGGTCGGGCAGTTGGCCTACCGCAAGGTCGCCAGTTACGACGAGGTGGAAAAAATGCTCAACGGCTATATTTGACCACAAATCAGAAAACGAAAGTGCGGCCGCCACGGCGGGACCCAGAGCCCCCCAGGTCTTCTTCTCTTCTCACCAACTGCCAAGATGCCCTTCCAGAACTGCAACTTCATCAAGCAGTCCGATCACCGCCCCTGCGAACACCAGGTGTTCAACCACCCGAACACCGTGCCGCCGAACCGCATCCACTGCGGCATGCACGCACCGATCGCCGCCCGGATGCCACCCGTCGTACCCGGGCAGTGCGAACACATTATCGGCAGCGGCGCAGGTGCACACTGGTGTGGCCGCGCCAATGCCGAGAACGAGCGACTCTGCGCCCGACACGTCATTGTGCGCGAGGCAGAAGCCGCTGTCGAGGCCAACCGCGCCGCCGAACGGCGCCGCTTCATGGACCAAGTCCACGCCCAACGCGTGGCACAAATTGCGGCTGAAATTGCGCAGGTACTGCCGCCACCCCCGCAGCGTCCTCTGGAGCGACTCGCGGGTGACACGCAGAACGTGCACACGGCCGCAGTGTCCAGGCAGACCAGCGCCGGGGAGGCCAAGCTCCTCGCGGCGCAGGGCGACGGCAAACAGGTCGGGCTGCGAGTTGCCCGGGTGTTCGCAGCCCGACAGGGAAACCTGCATTCATTCATGCGAGTAATGAATGACATTGACCACTGGTACGCTCAGCAGAACTGCCGCCAACACGGAGACCGCCTCTACGGCAGGGTCCTCGAGGGTGTGTTCCACACAATTATGCGCCAACCCGAGCCGGTGCAGAAGGAGCTCTTCAACCGCCTATGGGAGGAGGCGTGGGAATCCGTGGGCATGTGCTGCGAGGGCCACATCTCGCGGCTGGTGAACGTGATGGTGGGGTTTGACGACGCCTTCAAGCCCCCGGTGTCATTGGGCGAGGTGCTGCAGAACAAGATGGCTGCGATCGCGGCTTCGGGTGCAGCGGACGCCCTCGAACAGGCCAAGGCATTCATGACCGAGCTGGGGGTGTCCGCAGCTGAACAGGCACCCTGGCTCGAGGCTCTGGCGTAAGACCCTGACAGCCTGTCAGGTCTACAAACATTTTTACACTCAAAACGAATTCTATGTCATCAGGAAAAGTCTCAGACCCCCATCTCCAATGTCCGACGAAATGCTTTCTTCTACGTTCTTCGCTCCCCGCTCCGGCCTCTTCAACAACCCGTGGACCTCGCGATCGAGGGCTATCCCATTCAAGTCCTCCCGATCAGGGATCGGTGCAGGTGAGGACAAGGTCGCCGCCGAGCTCGACACGACCGTCCAGGGTCAGAATAGCTCGTGTGATCTGGTCAACTTCAACTGCAACGGCAACTTCCACCCCCGCGGTGACGTCAAGAAGCTTGACACGGACGGCTCCTTCAATACGGGTAAGGACGGCCGCAGAGCCTACCGTGGTATCGAGAACAAGGTCAACCATCTCTTATCCAGCTTCCTGGATTCTGGACTTGACTACCTCCAGGAGCTTGGTAACCGCGACACCGGTGAGCTGTGTGAGAGCACTCTCAAGAGCATCGTCGATACCTGTGCCCGGCTGCAGAGTCTGCAGCGTGACCTGGAGTCGAAGCTTCCTGCCGTGGATCCTATGCAGTACAATGGCCGCCAGGTGCCCATGACCGCTCAGACCGTCTACGCGTTCTGTATGCAAAATAACGTGGATCTGCCCGACGTCCTCTCGCCCCATCGCGAGACCCTGCGACTGCTCGAGCTTCTGGATCACGAGTATATTCGCGACCCTTCAAAGTTGATGCAGGAGTTGAACTCGCTGAAGACTATCTTTGAGGGCGTTGCCCTTGTGTTTGTGAACGAGGAGGGGTACCGCGTGGTGGCGGATCCCGTGAATAACGTCCGCTTCCTCCGGATCACCAAGGGTTGCCCCCGCTTCCGCGTCACGGGGCATTAACGAAGATCGTGCTTAGGTACTCAGAGAACTTACAAGGAACCGCGTTACCCAACTGCTTATACATGCTTGAGATTGAGCCACTAAAGACAAATGAATCAGGGAATGTCTGGATCCGTGCACATTCCCGCACAGTCAACCTTCTTTTCAATGAGGGATGATTGTGGATCACCGGACCTCCACTACCACCACCGCGACCTGTGATTGTGGGTGCGGGGTCTTCCCACTTCAACTCCCTATTTCCCAGATACCCCGTCACGTTGCACTTGTGCTTTGTGCCCACATGTTGGATTTCTGGATTGTAGTCCAGAGGCAGATCACCAATCGCATCCTGCAGAGTCAGTGGGTTGTTGCTGGGCTCAGGCCACTTGACCTCGAAGTCGATGTCACTCCGAACTCCGGCAATGATGACACGCTGCCTCTTCTGCGGTACATCATAGTTCTTGATATCAAACAACTTCAACTTGACCTTGTACCCGCACTCCTCTAGGTCACTGAGAATGACCTTGACCACCTTACCCATGTGGTTCTTCTTATCCTCCTTGGTCTCATACCCGCCCATGTTGAGGAGTCCCTTCACATTCTCAAGCAGGAAGTACGAGGGCTTCTTCAGCTTCAGTAGCCGAAGGATCTCAAGGTACAAGTCATTTCGAGTATCTGCTTCGCTTCGATACGGGTTGGCCATCGAGAACCCCTGGCACGGGAATCCGCCAATCAGGAGGTCACAGTCTGGAATGTCTGCAACCTGCTTAATGTCCCCGCACATTGGCTTGATACCGAAGTTCTTCTCGTAGGTGGCACATGCGTCCTTGTCGAAGTCGTTAACGAATACGTGGGTATATGCGGGGTTGTGATAGAAGCCGTAGTCGAGACCACCGCACCCAGCAAAGAGAGAGGCGACACGCTTCATGATTGATTACTATGCAGTGGTGAGAAAGCGATTCGTTTTGAAAACGAACTGTCCGTTGTCATGGAAAGTGTCGCTCAGACACAATGGACTCCGACACTCCGAAGACACGTGGCGAAAGCAAGAAGGATGCGCGATCCAAGCGTAACGGCAAGGATCGCCTCGGCAGCAGCAAGGGCACCCGGCAGCGCGAGGCCGTACTGGCCGCAGGTGCAGCACGACCCAAGGGAAAGTAGATTTCTGAAAACGAATTGTCTGCCATCACGCCAAGTCTCAAAGCCTCCCTGACACACACACAATCATAGCTAACCACTCTGATTTCTCGTTTGTCTAGGGAACTGTGCTCTAGCGACTTAGCACCTCGCAACTTCAACTTCAACAATGTCTAC